TTTATTTCACCTGCTTTAAAAGCAGTAGAAAAAGTTGTTCTGGGCAAACAAAAACAAATAAAAGCGTTCACCTGCATCAAGTGCAGCAGATTGCAATTTATTCATTCGTGTCGTTGTAATGCGTAACCTTTCAACTTTGATCACTAGACACAACCTCAGATACCACATACGTAATCTCTCACAGCCATTGCGCTAAGACAGAATTATTTCTATGATACCCTAGTATAGATCGAACTAAAATTATATAATGTGAGGTACCTCCTTTGTTATGAATCATAAAGACCAGGAAACGGTTGGTATCCAAGTGAATCACTATTTCTAGTAAAACACCCCGCACTCATTATAAAATTTAGTTTGGTGATCCTCGAAAAGCTCGACTGGGACTACGATCTTATTTTGGATAAGTCCCCTCTCGCGTATCTTGGATAGTAGGGAATAATAATATTCCTCGCCGTGATGTGAAGCGAAAGCAAGCGCGTCAGAAATATTCTGTTGACACGCTAAACGATCGTCCGGCGACATTCGAACCCACGCTGGCAAATCCTCGATGGTACGTTTAGCCATCATAGCGCGGATCAAATTCGGAAAATTTTCATCCCTTCGAAAAGTACATTTCAAAAATTGCACTTGTTCGAGTTTACGGAACCCATCATCCTCATATCCCGAGAAGTCCCGTGGTTTCTCAGGAGGAGTGTACAATATATTTTTAGCTAAGTACACTTTAGCTATAGCAGGAGAATTGAAGAATGGCTTGACGCGGATTGAAACCGCTCCAATAATGTCGTCGCCATTGCATCCAATACGGACGTTCTCGTCGAAGCTAGTCATTGAATTGAACTCTATCATATCCAATGGTTCTTCTTCGGGTCCTTCACTCATCACTGCTAGTCTCCTCTCCTGTGTTTCTTTTGCAGAAGGGCGCCCATAATTGCAGAAATCTTCGCGTGATTTCATCGCGAACTCATGCATATCAGCAAACTGTTGGCTGACTGCCTTATCGACGATCTCATACCAGACCATCCGAGTTCTGCAACTATTACCGAGAGTGTTGAAACTTGATGTTACAAAAATCCCGGAATTCATGGAAACGAAGATGAAATATACCACGTCTCCCATCACATGGTATCGGAACACGGCTGTATGAAGGATAGTATACGCACCACGTCTGGTGGTAAATGATTGATCATAAAGACCAACCGCTTCATTAAAGGCGTGCACGATATCTATGCACATTTTCATCGTCTGAGCGTCAAAACGCCCATCCCATTCCGAGAAGTCTCCTTCGAAGTAGTTCTCTCCTACACCTCCAATGTAGTTAAAGAACTCTGTCACGTCAAAGCCCATCATGTTGATCCCGACGGTCGAATCCATCTTCCATCGAGCTTTGAGCTGTAACGCAACAAACACTCCGGCAATGCGTTTCATGCAAATTAGTGCGACTAAGTCACAGATATTAAACAAACGAGTTTCGCACTCTTGAACTCGCTCTATCTTTCTTTTCTCAACTTTGAGAACATCCTTGACCATATTGTCTGGAAAAACTCCAGTGACAACAGTTCGATATGCATGATCAAGGCGCTCCCTAAGTCGGGGTCCAGGGACGTATTTTGGTTCTTGTTCAGTCCCAACATTGATAAAGGCCCATTTCTTGCCTGATTCCGTACCTTTCTCCCGTTCAGTTGGAAACCCAGGAGCGGTCGCCATATTGATTGACTCAATCAGACCGGGAATGCCATTAATCGCTTCATCCTCCGACAACAATTGAGTCGGAAGCGTACCGATCGAATAGTACAATGAAACGGCCTTCTCGACCTGATAAGTGAT